TGCAACCGTAGTTAGACTTTTTAATGGTCATACTGCTGCACTCGTTATCACAAGAAAAACCTCCGGTGGATCTACACTTGGCAGTTTAACTGTCAATACTAAAGAATCCGTCATACTGGAGAAAGATTCAACCGATACTTTGGAAGCAGCCAGTAATGGTTCTTCGGTAAAAGTAGTAAAAGTAGCTTACAACATTTCATAAGAAAATGAAACTTATCACAGAAGAAGTAACAAACGTACAGGTTATCACCGAAGGAAAAGGTGCTAACAAGAAACTGTATATTGAAGGAACATTCCTTCAAGGTGAGATCAAGAACCGTAATGGGAGAATGTATCCCATCAACACTCTTGCCAAAGAAGTAGATCGCTATTGCGAAACTTTCGTTAACAAGGGTCGCGCTCTTGGTGAACTCGGTCACCCTGATGGTCCTACCGTCAATCTTGATCGCGTATCTCATAAGATTACTTCTCTGGTACAAGAGGGAAATAATTTTAGAGGAAAGGCACAAATCCTTTCTACTCCTATGGGTAAAATTGCATCTTCTCTTCTCGATGAAGGTGTAATGCTTGGCGTTTCTTCCCGTGGTGTTGGTTCACTCCAGACCACTAGTGAAGGATGTAAGATTGTTGGTGAAGATTTCCAGTTGGCAACCGCTGCTGATATCGTCGCTGATCCTTCTGCTCCTGATGCATTTGTTAATGGAATTATGGAA